GCACGAATTGCGATAACGAATTGCTTTGCAGTTCAAGTGGGGGCTTCGGTACACACCCTATAGTATACCCTCACGGGCTCCTATTATGAGTTGCGCCTAGGCCAGTACAGTGAAGAATTGCGAGCAGGCTTCTTTTACTTGTGGTTTCGAAACAAGTTTGTGTATCTTTGCGACGCGTAGGCTCCAAGATCCTGAGGTCTTTTACTTTAGTCATGTACGGGTGGCTTACAGTTTCTGCGAGCAGTTGAGTTCAAGGGCTACTAGGGTTCCTAGGACCTAGTACCAACCCCCGATGAGCATGACTACCTACAACGTGTCAGTATCCAGTGAGAGGACGGCTTCCCCTACCCAATTGGTGTCAAGGGATGATAACTTGTCTTTGCGAAACACATCGGTCGTATTTTTGACAAGTGCTTATATTTTTAGCACTAATCATATTGCCGTGTGCCTGTCCTGTGGTATGTCGTATTTAACATAATCAGCTATTGTTGTGCCAATTATGCCAGTTGCAAGTCCACAGTGCTTTTTCAAGCAGATATAAGTTATCGTGGCGAGTGAGGGCTATTACTCCCTCCAGGCGTTTGCCTGACAAAATTTTCTGTCGGAACGAGACTAATTATAAGTATCAAAAACATTTAAATGAGTAAGTTAGTTAGTTCCCAGAGCAAGTATTACTACCACGCCTCGATCGGCTGTTTCTGTTAATGGTGCCACGGATATCATGTTATGAGTAACAATGTGATCAGTGTATGATACATTAGCAGCTACAAAACCCGGTGAAACAATCAATTCCATAAGATCTATTGAGGGGCAAGATGAAGAAATGACAATACCATAAAACGGTGTAGTGATTACAGAAGATTTGATGCCCTGAATAGCTTCCAAGGTTAAAGTAATTTGAATGGGTAGGTCGATTGATATATCATCGCCGTTGTAAGACCCATAAAGTGATAAACCAACATCAATGTATAAGTCTCCTTTCCCTGTTACAGTGCTAGTGGTGTTTGCGATTATACCTGTGAAGGGCAAATCAGTAGCCAACATTGGTATAATGGGATAAATGCGCTGCTTGTCTTGACAAGTCAGATTTAGAGTGAGAGGTTGATAAGCTGAGCCGGTTACGCCTCCCATATTTTGGAGAGTATTTGATATATTTACTAGATCTTGACTCACAGATGCACAATTCTGAGTAGAAGATAGGGTGTTTGATGTAATATCGGTTGTTGGTACCTTGGGTATGTATCGTATTTGATATTTTTCAATCCTGTAGCCAGTATAACTTCTAGCAAGATTGAACATTCTTTTATTCCAAAAGAGAGGATGGCAGGGTGCGATCATGATAGTTCCTGAACAATTGGTAATGGGGAGTACTATAGTTTCGGACACTCTCTTGATTGGATTTGGATTGTTGAGTTTAGTGAAACCTAAAGTTGTTGGTTGTTTAGTAAACTTAAAGCTTTGACTGTTTCGGTTTCTATTTTTGGAATTTTTCTTTTTTCTTCGATTAGGTAATTGTATTTGTAGATTTTGTGGTCCATATGGATTTAAATTGGGTACAAAGTATCTTGATTGGCCTCGTCGTGGCTTTCGGACAGGCATTTGTTGGTAATTTCTGTTATATGACATAAGGAGTTAGTTTTATAACAATGGCCAGACACGACTCTGGCGGATCATTGTTTGTTCCAATTAATATATATGTGTTGGATCATCCCATTGAGACATGCTGACGGGAAGACATATGTCTTCGTACGTCGTCCATTTCGAAATAAAATTTTCAAGTCTTAATTGACCGGAAATGGATATGCCGTATTGTTCCGCATATAACTGTCGGTTGAGGGGATGTATTTGTGGGTAGTTTAAATGGTCAAAATCGACCTTTATACGCTGTTTAGCGATTTCCCAATAAGGTAGTAAGTAAGAAATAGTTTTGTAAGACTTAAGTATTTTTATAACTTGATAGGCCAGAACGGCTATTATGGGTGTAAATTGTCCAGTAGAATATAAGTTCATGGCTTTTGAAAGTAATAGTTTCTTCGCTCCAATTAATTTCATATTAATAAATTTTTGGGAGCATGTAAAAAAGAATCGAGTAATTTGTTCTGGATTTATCACTAGTTGGTTTAAACCGGGTACAAATAAATTTCCACAGAATCGAGTATGTGATAAATCTTCGCCATATACCATCTTTATTTTGAAACCTAGATTAGTAAACATTTGATTAGTTAAATATTTGGTTTCGATGCCTATTATACCATCGTCTCCCTCGACATAAAAGTCTACATTCCCACTAGGATAATCCTTCAGTAGAAATTTGAGATTGATGTAGTTGCTGAAACCATTGGCGAGGCTTGTCCACATTTCACCGGACATTCTGCTGCCAATAACAGACGCTGAATAGTTTGTGCCTTTCAAGATGTTGACCCGCGGTCGGCCTCCATCGTTGTAACATAAATCTATGATCTTCATCACTTCAGGATTATTGACCAAAAAATGTTTAAATAATTGTTG